TTACCATTCTTTCAACTCTTCCAAAACGTCTGCTACCTTTTCAATGGTGACCACCTCATGGGGCTTTACTGGTTCATTAGGCAAAACATAATCAAATACTATCCCATTTTTTCTAACAATCTGAACAGTATCTCCCTTTATAAAGCCTCTATCGATTGCCTCTTTAAATTCATCATAATATAACATAACAATACCTCCTTACTTATCTATTCGTAAAAAAAACAGAAAAAGTACTACTTTTTACTACATTCAGCGCCTTATATTAATCATTTTAATAACCCATTATGCTATAATAAGAGTGTACTTAGATAGATATATTGTGATTTTCCTCCGTGGTTTATTCCACGGCTTTTTATTTGCATAAAAAAGAGGTATCCCATTTCTAGGATACCTTCGTTATTTTTGCCTAAATTATCGCAAAAATTTTAAATCATTGATGCTAACTGTTTTATAGCTTGCCTTCTATGTACGTACACTGTTTTTTGAGTTACGTCTAGATAATCAGCGATTTCATCGGCGTTCATATTCAAAACGAAGAATAGTCTTAGAATGGTTCTCTGTTCGGGGTCATCTAGATTGTTATCTATCAAACTGATAAGGCTATCACGTTCAGCCATGAGCGAATTAATACGGTTCAAAAGCTTTTCTTTACGCTCTAATAAGCTGTTATACTTGTCTGCCATGTCTTTTGTTTTACTAGCCTTTACTTTGGTATCTGTTAGTGTTGACTGTGTGAAGACACCGCTGGATAAGTGTTGAATTTCTAAATTGATGACTTTAATTTCTTTATCTAGTTTTTTGATATTTCCTAGCTTATTCAATAGTGTTTTTTGTTCCATGAAAGCCCCCACAATCCTTTAAAATCAATAGTTATATTATACCATGGTGGTGACGGTTGTATTATATTCATACCACAAAAAAATGCGTGAGTGCTTACAGGTTTGCTCTGTAGGCTTTTTTTAATGCAAAAAAAGACGGCTACCAACAGATAACCGCCTATGGGCGTTTGATTACTTTAATAATTTGAAAATGGAGAAACGCCCACGTCTCAAGTATACCAAAAAGCAATATCAGTAGCAATCTAAAAGCGGAACACATAGAAAGTTAACTGGTAAATAAAATATAATCAAAATAAGGCTTTTCAAGGTTATATGACACCCCTTAAAAATCTCAAAAATTGGTCTGCGGTGTAAGAGAACACCTTGTGGTGGCTCTCCTTAGCACGAGATAGGGGGCGGGGGTCATTTAAACACTTGGATAATATAATTATATTCCCGAGTATTAAAACGCCATACGTGGGCTTTTAGGAGGGTTCTCAGACGTGCTGAATAATTTAAAAAGGGAAAATCACGCACAAAAGATGGTGGCGTTGTTATGTCCGAATGATACGATACCCCGATAAAATTTTAAGGGGTATTTTTTGAACGATTATACACCCGTTATAAGTCTTCCTATGGCTGTTTCTCGGAGTTTGTTCGGTGTTGGTGTGATTGCCGATACACGCTCACTCTGTCGCTTTCTGCTTGCTCTATGATGATTGATGACTGTATCCAAACAAAAGAACCTTACCAATACAGTAAAGCTCTGTGTTTGTTGTCAGTGTTAACTTGCTTACCAACATTATAACATAACAAAAAAGGACAACACCTAAAGCATTGCCCTTTGATTTCCCCCAATAAATACATTTACACATTCTCCGCTTAGTATTAAACCAAACCAGCTAACACAATATCACTCTTAAGTCTCTCAAGATCTTCACTTGATAACACTGGTTCAAAGTCACTGACTAATTGACTAACTTTATTCATGTTTGAATGCTCTAGCTCTTTGTTAACCATGTTGTTAAAGTGGTCTTCCAAACTATCAGTGAACAATTGTAGTCTTTCATCTGTTGGGAACTTCTTATCGTAGTGTAACGCTGTACGTGCTACCATTCCCCACATTTTAAGACGTGTATCCTTGTTTCTGTGTAACATATATAGGTTAACAGAATTATCCTCGTTCATTACCTTACTGCCAATCTCTAGGATAACCATATGGTCTGCCTTGTTTAAGTCTTCCCATTCCATACCCATGAACTGATAACGTCTAGCCTCAAAGCGTGTCAATTCTTTCTCACAATAGCCAATATATTCTTTTTCATTCATGTTATTTTACCCCCTCATATGTAACCATGATATTGTCGCCATAAGCCTGTACATTGCTTACTTTCTTATCAGCCATGAACTCATTTACTCTGACTTCTAATTCCTTATTGTTTTCTCTTCTATATCTTGCCATGCCATTGCTGTAATAACCATCGGATATTGCCTCATGTTTGAATAGTTTAATTTTCATTTGTGTTTGTCCTCTCTACTTAGATTGTGTTGCGAATATCTCGTAGCACGTCCCGAATGCTGTTTAAGTCATTGCTAAGCTGTCGCATTTTCAAGATTTCCATGGCTGTTTGTTCAGATAAGCCATGATTGCGTTGTAATTCTTTTAGCTCATAAGCAATCAAATCTGCGTCCATTTTATTCTCCTTTTTATATTTTTTTGTTCAAATTGCTGGGGTTGGGTTTTGTTAGGTTTTTAAACCTAACCCTCTAAAACGTTGTTAAATCAAGCTTTTGAGGGCTTTAGGTTGGGGTGTGTTTTACTTTTTAAGTCTGTACGCATATAAGAAACTATATATATTACTATTATTTACTTATTATATTTTACCTAACCTACCTAACCTATATTAGTAAAAACCAATGGTATCAAGGGTTTAACTGGGTTAGGTATCGGGTTAGGTTTAAAATCTTTACCTAACCTAAAACGTCTAAAACGTTGCTGTTATCGCTTTTCTGTTTCAAAAATACCTAACCTAACTATTTTTCAATTAACCCAATCCCCCAAACACCTTTAGTAAATTTATCACGGTGAAAACCGTGAGGGTCTAGTGTGTCATAAAATTCACGCCTTACCGTTCCACTTTTGGCTTTATAATGATATGGTGTACTTCGTTCTAATTCTGCCATAACTGCGTTACTAAATTTTCCTAATTTTGGTTTATCTATTCCCAAATCTTCTGCAAACTCTTTAAGTTTGTTTCTTGCCATAAACATTGGTACGTGATTGACTTCATGCCACCCGTTTGGGATATAGTAGTTTTCAACCCAAAGCTTGATATAGTCATTATCATTCTTGTAACTAGTTAGCTTTTCTTTCACGGCTTTTGGTTCTATGAATTTGTCAAAATCAGCCATATTTAAAATTTCAAACAGTATCCATTCCAACAGTGCTTTATCTTTGATAAATTCATCTTTGATTTCGGGACGTTCTACCTCACCATTAAAATCAGCCTCAAATGGGATAATACATAAACGTCTGTACCAGCCATTAGTTTTATTTCTAGCATTAGGGAGGTCATTCCCCGAAAAGATACACAAAAGCTTAAAACGTGCCTCAATTGGTTGTTTACCCTTTTTGTTAACCTGTACTGGGTCACCACTGACAACACTCATAAGGTCGGATACTTCATCAAGATACTTGTTAGATATGTCATCACCAATATTACACACTTTCCCCTCAAGCGCTCCTAAATAGAACTCTTTTCCAAATTGGTCGGGTTTTAGATTACTTATATTCTCCCTGCCTATTAAGTTTTCTAGTAAGGCTTGAAAAGTCCCCTTACCATTGTTACCGTCACCAACAAGCAACACCATTTTTTTACGTGTTCGGTTTGGATTGATAGCCTCATTCATCACTTGCCATAAGAGTGTTACAAGCTCTTTATCACCGCAAGTCAACGTGGCTAGCCACTTATCAAAATCAAACCAACCGCCCAAAATCGGCTTTTTAGCGTACGGATTGTAAGCTGTCTTGACTTTACTTGTGATGATGATTTTTGGGTTAAACTCCTCTAATTCTTTTGTTTGGATATTGTACACCCCGTTAGCGACTGGGATATAGCGATAATCGCTCAATGGTGGCTGTATTTTAGTTTCTGTACGGATATAAGCTATTAATTCATTAAAAAATTTATTTGAGGTCAATCGGTTGTCATATTTCAACAACAATTTTCTAAAAATATCATCACTTGATACATAGTAGCCTAAATCTAAATGGTAAACATACAACTTACTAATGTCACTAATTGCGCCCTCTCCAATAAAAGTAAAGTGACAATGCTTTTCCAGTACTTTAGCAACTGTAGATACGTTAGGTTGTGGTGTAACCGTACGCTCGTTTTTTTGCCCCTCGTTAACAATATAGGCGTTTTCCTCTCTCCATGCTTTCCCTAGTTGCTGTAGCAGAATGTAAAGCTCGTTCATTGTTTCGGGTTGCTTATCACTATTTTGTTGCTCTTCTTTGATTTCTTCTTCCAATTTTGCAATATCTAATGCCAATAATCTACCTCCTTAAATTCTGTTGGTTAATTCTTTTTTAGCGATACTTTCAAAAGTTCTATCCAATTCCCCCTCGGGTAACGGTTCGGACGTGTTGTTGTTTGCCATTACAGTTAACTGATAAGCTGTGGCAATATCAAAGTTAACGTAACGATTGAATAACATACCAACAAAACTAGCGCACGCATTGTTACGCCCGCCCTCTTCACCAAAACCGTTGAATAGTGTTTCGATAATTCTTACAGTTAAGCTTTTTCGCTCGTTAGGTGAACGAATGGTATAACCGTTAGTGCTTGCTTTTTTGATTGTGCTAGCCTCATATTTTGGTACGGGATAATCTTTCCCACGGTGTACAGTCTTAACATAGTCATCACTTTTCCCAACTGTCACGGGTAAGCCTTGCAACTGCGACCATGTAAGGGATGCTGTATCATACATTAAGCCGATTTTTTCAGCTATTTCAGTAACCACTACCTTATAAGTCTCTTTATTCATCGGTTCGCTAGGCTTTACCACTAGCCTAAATCGTGGCTTTTCCTCGGTGTGTTTAATTGTGGGGTAAATGATATAAGAGTAGTCGCCAATTGCTTTTTCAACAGTTGCCTTAAATTCCTCACTTGTTATGGTGATATTGTCATAATCCAAGAAAATCAAGTCCCTATAAATTAGATTGCTATCATTACGTCTGTACGCGTCATCTTTATCTTTTTTAACCTTACCCGATATACAATAGGGAGCGTGGTTTTTCTTAAATTCCTCTAGAACCATCCCCTCGGGTACTTCCAAGGCGGGAAACTTAGCAACGTATTCAAACGGTTCAGCGCTTAATCGTTCGCTTGGTTTATCATCGTATAAATAAAGTAGTCTGTTAGTGACTCCCATTGACTCATATATGCTCATTCCTCTACCCCCAAGAATGCTAGTAAGTCAGTGACTTTATAGTAAACGGTCTTGGTATCAGCAATAGGAGGCGTGTAACGTTTCAATCCTCTAGCCTCCCACCGTCTAATGGTCGGGTAAGTGATTTCTAGACGTTCGATTGCCTCACGCTGTGAGATTATGCCTAACGGGTTTTCTAGGTTTTCATATCGTTCTAGATAAGTCCCAACCTTGCTTAAAATACCACTGACTAATGCTTGCTCCGTTTCGTTGCTTAGTAGATTAATTTCCATAACCTCATACCTCCATTTTCAAAATCTGATTTTTAACCCATGCGACCCTATCTTCGTGTTGTTCCAAGTGCTTAAATTCTTTTAATTCCTCGGGCGTTGCTTGCTGTTTTACACATTCAGCAATATCAAATAATTCTTTATCTGTCATTCCTTATGCCCCCTTAGTTGTAATAACGTCCCTGTGATTGAATGTAAGCCCCGTAGCGCTCTTTGACGTGGTCTGTGTATGTTTCCTTGATTTCTTGTTTAACGTCCTCTGTAGGCTTGATTTTGGCTATTTCAATGCCAATTAGAATAAGTAAAGCCATGATAACTAACTGCGCCCAAATTGGTAAATTAATTTCTTGATAAAGCATTCTTACTCCTTTCTAGCTCTTTCCTGCTTAATACCAGTGATTTTTCCCTATGATTGCCTTTCTAAAAACGCTTTAAACCTTGATATGACGCTGTTTCTATGCTATAATATAAGCATAGAAGATAATCCCAAAACCCTCATAGCCTGCCCGCTGTAGTGTTTTGTTTTATCTAAATTTTTTAAGTTTCACTTTGGTTTGAGCTGTCACTCAAGCCTTTTTTTTGTTGCTCTCATTAGCAGGTTTTGCCGTAGATAGTATTAGCAACGCTGAAATTTAAGCCATAACGCTCTTTAACGAGCATTAATTCAACTGTTTCATCTAACACTTGTTCTCTATCTCTTAGCATTGGTTCGGTCATCTCTGATTTTTTTACCATTTTCGGATACCCATATTTATTTGAGATAGCTTTGTTAGCAATAGTATTGGCTTTTATCATATCTTTAGGTTTTGCCTCTTTGTTTACTCCTTGCAAACCGTTAGAAAGTAAAGTCATAGCATTCTTTTGGTGTTGCTTATCTAGCATTCTAAAGGCTTGAAAGCCCTCTAAGCCCGTTTGTTGGCGTAACTGTTTGATGATTTCAAATACCCAATCTTGAAATTCTTCCGCTTCTTTTTTGCGTGACTTGAACACTAATTTATAGATAGCTTTTTCGTCAATAATTGTCACTTGTTGTTTTCCCCCATTTGTAAGGGTGTAACTTTTAGTAACTCCCTTTAAAGTACTAATAGCTCGTGAGTTGTTTTTTAAGCCCAAAGCGCTAGTTATATCTTTAGCAACCGCCCACCATTCGCCATTGTGTTCTACAAAACGAATGTTATATCCGTTCCATTGTTCTAATTTTTCCATGTAAATACCTCCCTTATCCCATTATTGTAATTTTGAACATTGGGATTTTTTGTCGTGTTTCATTTAATAATCTTTAACCAACCAAGCCATGGCTTTCTCAAAAGTCTTTGCTCTGACTTCCCCGCCCGAACGTAACTTCCTATAGGTGATATGGTTCACACCAATCTGTTCCCCTGCTTGTTTCGCTGTGAGTTGCATATCCGCTTGTTTTCGGCGGATAGCTTTAGCATAGTTTTCTGTAATAAGCATATTTACTTGCTCCTTTCTGTTTGAAATACACCATTTTTTGGTGTTCTATATTTTTTACAAAAATATAATAGCACTATTTTTCAGCGTTGTCTAGCGTCTAAAATATTTTTACGCTATTTTTTAGTGTGTTGTTATATTTTTATGATATAATCTATTCTGAGGTATAATGTATGAATAGACTAAAAGAACTGAGAAAAACAACGGGGCTCACACAAAAATCTTTTTCTAAAGAAATTGGGATACCATTGCGAACTCTCCAAAATTGGGAAAATGGCGAAAGCAATATAAAACCTGAAAAAGCCAAATTGCTAGCTGATTACTTTAATGTTCAAGTTCCTTATTTATTGGGGTATAGTAAAATTCGTTATGGAGCGGAACAAATAACAAAAGCAATTAAGGAAAGTGTTTCTAGAAAAAATGAACAATTGAATAATGAGCAACTAGAAAACACAATAAAAATTTGTGAAGTAGCTAGCTTTTTGGATATGGATATAGAACTCATAATCCAGATTTATGAGTTTAATTCTGATAGTAACAATGTTTCAAAAGTTGAAACTCTTGAAGACTTGCTAGGCTTCTTTCAAATGGCTGCCAATGGTTATAATGAAATTTATTACGAGCTTGGACCTATTGACGGTAACAGCATTGGTTTTATAGTAGATAAACTTGAACAATATGGAGAAAAATTACAAGATTATCTAATTGAAGAAAAAATTAAAACTGATTTTTATAGTACGACTGGTTATCCTTTGTCTCAAGCCACGGTTATACCTGCCGAAAAAGTAAAAAAAGAAACTGAAAAATCGGTATCAGCTTTTAACACTGATTTTATAGAATTCTTAAAATATCATGATTTGTATTTATCAAATAATGAGATTGAAAAAGTTGTGAATATCATGTACTCGTATAGCAATGCCAACGACCTCTATTTAAGTTCTTTAATAAGGGATAAAAATCTTAAAGAATTGCGACAACAAAAAGAAAAAGATTTCTCTGAATTATTTAAATATAGCTCGCTATGGGAAATGAATTATGAAAGCTTAGAAAACAAACACACCCCACCCGATAACGATTAGGGCGGATAACATTCATTCGCTACCATGTTGTCTTGAATGGTGCTAAAACAAGCGTACTTTCAGCTACGGTTGTAAATAACATTCGCTACCATACCTTTTTGAATGGTTCTAAAACAGATAAGCTGATGCACCAAATTAGTGCATCTATTTACTACCATGTCTTTTTGAACGGCTCTAAAACTTCCGCTCAAATTTGAGCGCTTTACTACCATTCTATTTTGAATGGTGCTAAAACAAATGATTTTGCTGTGTAGTTGTAACTACGCATTCGCTACCATGCTATTTTGAATGGTGCTAAAACCTCAAACTCTAAAATCCTTATAGCCTGCCTGCTGTAGTTAAGAGAAGAGGTTACAAATGGCAAATATTAAGAAAATCACAAAGAAAAACGGTACTACTGTGTACCGTGAACAAATCTATCTAGGTACTGATTGCATGACTGGGAAACAAGTCTATACAACCGTTTCAGCACCTACAAAAAAAGAACTAAAACAAAAACGTGAGTTCAAAATAAACGAATTTAAAGAAAATGGTTTTACCCGATATAAGAGTGTTACTGTTAAGAATTACCGTGAACTAAGTGAGTTGTGGTTGGAAAACCATAAGTTGGAAGTTAAACCACAAACATATAGCCAAACAGTTAGCGAACTAAGAACGCACCTTTTACCTGTTTTTGGCGATATGAAAGTAGAAAGAATTACGCTCCCAATGGTTCAAGAATTTGTTAATAAATTAGCAAGTAACGATAAATTGGGGCGTGTTTCTTTTAGGATAATTTTATCCATTAATAAGCGTATTTTAAAATATGCTGTTAATTTACAAATAATCAATGTAAATCCTGCAGATAATGTTATCGTACCTAAAAACAAGAAAAATATTTCCAAAAAGAAAGAACTAAAATTTTTTGAGACTAGCCAATTGAAACAATTTAAGGACTACTTGGATAGTCTCCCAAACACCTTTAAAAACTACTATCATAAAACGTTATATCTAACTTTACTTTCCACTGGTTTGCGTATTGGGGAGGCTGTAGCCCTTGAATGGTCTGATATTGACTTAGATAATGGTTATATTGACGTTAACAAAACAGTTGCTTTTAGTCGTATGGAAACCAACAGTACTAAATCTGAGGCAGGAAATAGAAAAATTTCAATTGATAAGAATACCGTTCTAATGTTACGTCTATATAAAGCCCGTCAATACCAATGTTTTATGGAACATGGTTATAGTAGTAAAATGGCTAAATATGTATTTTCAAATGGTTTCAATATTTATCCTAACCGCACAAACTTACAGTTAGTACTAACAAAACACCTAAAACAAGCTGGCTTGCCTCGTTTTACGTTCCACGCTTTTCGCCATACGCACGCAAGCTTACTTTTGAATGCTGGTATCAGTTATAAAGAATTACAACACCGTCTCGGTCATTCTACCCTAGCCATGACTATGGACACTTACAGTCACTTGTCAAAAGAAAAGGAAAAAGAGGCGGTTAATTTCTTTGAAAAAGCTATGGCAAATTTGTAA